TTCACCTTACGATGCTGGATTATTCTACTGTCCTTACGTGCCTCTACAGATGGTTCGTGCGGTTGGTCAGGATACATTCCAACCAAAAATTGGCTTTAAGACAAGATACGGAATGGTTGCAAACCCATTCGCAGAAGGAGATGCTACATCTCAAGGTCTTGGCCGTCTCGCTGTTAACAAGAACCGTTACTACAGAAGAGTTAAAGTTCAAAACCTTATGTAATTCATTTTACATATTTCTCAAGAGACCCAAATGGGTCTCTTTTTTTTGTCTAGGTATATGTGCGTAGGCATTTCTTTTTGTTAAGATTTTCTTTAGGAAATGCACATTTTTCAATAAATAATAGTAGAATTAGGGACAACAAGATGCTCTAAAACTTCTATATAATGGAGTAAAAAAATAGAAGAATTGTCATCATTATAGGATAAAAAAGTATGCACAATTTAATTTCTTTTAATCAGTTGGCAGGTTCAAAACATATCGATGAACCGAAAAACGATTTAAT